TATTTTCTTCTTGTATAACCTTTTTTGCTCAAACAAACAAAGCTATCAACATATCACAATCTTCTTGTGTAGCAACTTCCACAAAATTAGGTCATCATAATTTTGATAAAATAAATTTCATAGTCGCTTCTTGTATTTTATTTTCCATCTCTTTCTTTTCCATGAGTATAGTCATTTTTCAAAAAGTTATTAATAAATTTATTTAAACTAACATTGTCTACTGAGTTTTCACGAATTGCTATTGCTAGTTGAGTTGTTATTTCGTCTCAAGCTCATTCTAGCCATCATTTTATAAAAAAATCAGACATTCATTTATTTGTTTCATTACTTAATCCTCTAGCTATTGCTTCTATAAATGGTTTAGAAGTGATAATTTCAATTAGATTATCATATCAATATGTACACCTGTCTTTATCTAAGTATTTAATTCTATTGCACTCTATTTTTAAATCGGTATAAGAAGTATTTCTTAAGTTAAATCCATTATCAATAGCAAACTGTATCAAATCTTTTATTGTTTTCATATCTATTTATTAATATTTAAAGCTCTACAAGTATAATGGGCATAAGGTATCATACAAGCTCTACCTATATTACTTTCTGCCTCACATACCATCATCATTAATACAGCTTGTATATCATCCTTAATAATAGCTGTCATATGAGCTGGCTGATCTATAACTTGCTGTAAGATTATTCTATCTGCTTCTATATATTCAGAAGTTTCTATTTCTAAGTTCATATTATTTTAATTTAAGTAATAAATCTAATAATTCTTTTTGTCTTTCTGTATAATCAGTATGGTCTATTTGTAAGTTATTCATTTGTTTGTTTATATTATATTAAATAATCTTAAATCTTTAAATTTAGGGTCATATCCATATCAACTTATATCTCTTCTTCTTCAATGATACATATAAACAATACTTCAATCATAATCCTTTCAAACGTTAAAGAATATACAATTATAATCAAGATGTTCTACATATAATCTAAATCATAATTTACTCAAAATCTGGAATAGTATTTTTTTCATTTTGTCTTAAGGGTTTATTATGTATAAATTATTTTAAATCAATAAGTTCATTATTGTATTATCTTTTTCATACTTTCTTTATATTAGTATTACTGCTGTTTAGCAAAATAGGGGTTAATCTTCATGGGAGTTGTAGGAGGCTTAGGGTTTATTCTTTAATCCTCTATTATGAATCAAAGCGCTTGTAAAAAGATAGGTACTTGTTCTTTAGTTAATCTTTGAGTGCCTCATTTACCATAAAATTTACAATCCATTAAATCAGCTCCTGTAAAATTAGCTTCTCTTAAATCAGCTTCTCTTAAATTAGCTCCTGTTAAATTAGCTCTTGTTAAATCAGCTTCTCTTAAATCAGCTCCTGTAAAATTAGCTTCTCTTAAATCAGCTCTTGTTAAATCAGCTTCTCTTAAATTAGCTCTTGTTAAATCAGCTTCTCTTAAATCAGCTTCTGTTAAATCAGCTTCTCTTAAATTAGCTCCTGTTAAATTAGCTCCTGTTAAATCAGCTTCTCTTAAATCAGCTCCTGTTAAATCAGCTTCTCTTAAATCAGCTCCTGTTGAAATAGCTTCTGTTAGTACTTCTTTTATATTATCATATTTAGTAGAAGTAAATAAAACTTTTCAAAATACAGACTTAATCTGAAACTTTTTCTCTTCTTTTTTTCCTTTACTGTTTAGTTTAATAATTTCAGTAAGTTCTTCTTGCGATAATTCTATTTCTTTATTTTTTAATGTAAATTTCATATTTTTATAATTAATTATTAAATTAAATTGCTTGTTCTCTTAACATCATAGGTAAAGGACTTTCTTTGAATCATAGTCGATTCTCTATTAAATGCTTATTAATACACATTCTAGTATATCTCTGTACTGTTTTTATATCTTTTGTATGTAGTCTATCAGATACCCTATCACTTACTTCTTTGACAAAAGTTAATATTACATCTTCATCAGGTAAAACATTACCATATTGTAGATATTCATTTCAGTCCTTAGTAGTAGAAAATGTTATATGCTTCATATTATAAGGTTACCATATACAGTTATATTAGTGCAGTATATATAATATATTAGTATTAGTTTAATTATTATTTTCATATTATAAAACTTTAGGTTTCTTTTTCTTTATCTTTGGCATTGGGTAGCCAAAGAAAGGAAATAAATATCTAATGTCCCTTTTTCATAAATCATGTAATCTTACACATTCATCTTGGAAAGATTCATTATTCTGGGCTTTCTTAACCTTGAAATATAGTTCTCTATCTATAACTCAGAAATCACGTCTTTGTTGTAAAGTCGCTGTATAATGTCTTATTTTATCTTCTCTGGATACTTCTGGGTAAGTCATAATATGTAAGTTAAATTATATTGTACTGTAAGTATAACATATCTATATCGAATTTGTCAAAAATTAGACTTGTTTATTTAAATTTTTTATTCATAGTCTATCTTGTCAAGGAAAACATCTAGAACTAATCTAACTGCTTGTGTATATGTCTTACATCCGTATAGCTTTTTGATCTTTTCTAGCTGTTCTCTTACTTGGGTTCAATTATTGAAGTTAACCCTTAATCTATCATCTCTCATTATTATCTTTATTATTTTTTAAAGCTTTTTTGTATTCATTTTTCCTTATATTTTGACTTAATTTTGTCTTTTCTTTTTTTAATTCTTCTTCAAGTTCCTTTATCTCATCTAATAGAAGTATTTCTACTTGTTTCTTCTGTACTTCTATTCTTTTCTTTTTTCTAATAAGATCACGCACTCTTATATCTTTTTTATCTAATAAGGTATTTAATTTAATATTTTCTAATACTTGTAGTATTAGATATAATCATAATGCTATACAAGTAATACCTAATATTATTTCTCAAATATATTCCATAGTAATTTAATTATCAAATAAACTGGGAGGGTTTATTTATAGGAGTCATAGAGACTCTGTATCTCTTGGGAGCTTATTTCTACTGGTACATTCTTTATTTTGACGAACTGTAATAGCGTATCAATAAAGAACATAGCTTGTTGTTTTGTTAAATCTCTTGTTCTACTTATATTGGGTATTTCCATCTCTTGTCTACTTAACTTTAGCTTATGTGTTCAAAAACATCAACTTAATATATAGATTTTTACTTCTTCTAGGCTATATCATAAGTGAGTCGCTATTGCATTAAGTATTTTGTAGTATGTTTTTTCTTGTTGCCTTGTTTTCATCTCCTTAGTTTCTTTATTAGAGATTAGGACTATTACTTCTTTTCTGTCATCTAATTTCTCTAAGTAGTCTGAAACTTGGCTATAAATATCTAGTGGTTTTCATTTAAATTTCACCTTGTAAATTTTTTATTGATTCTACTAAATCTGATACATTTTCTAAAATAATACAATCTTGTTTATCTATTGTATCTGTTACCATTTTTTGTAAGGTTTTTATATCAACATTTTCTAGTGATTCCATATCCTCTCCCCATAGTTTAGCTTTCCAAATTAATACCCTATGAGTATGTGCGAATAAAACTAATGGATTTTCTATATATATTTCTTTCTTTAAAACAGATACCATTTCTATTGGATCATCTACTGATGCATAAGCATTTAAATGTTTACGTTGCATAGACATAGTATTAATTTGTTTATATTTAGGATATCACATTTCATCACAAGGAACTCTCATGATAGACTTCATATTTCATTCATCTATCCATATTATTACTGTATCTGAAGTAGGTTTTATTTCTCATATAAACCAATCAAATAATTGATTATACATATTATATAAGGTTAGAATCTATTTTATTTGTAATATTATCAAGTCTTCTCTCTAATTTAGATACTTGTAATTTTGCCTCATCAAGCATTTCTAAAGTATCCCTTATTTCTTCCTTCAATTGTTCTTCTCTTTCAAGAGTCATTTCTCTCTTTATACTTCTAACAATTCTCTCTGCCCTTGTTAGATTTGTTTTATAATTCTTTTTCATAGTTTTTATTGGTTAATGTTATAAATATCTCTATGGTTATCAAACCCAAACTCTATTTCTCTATCCATCATTTCTTCACTAAACTCATCATAAGTTTCTCTTGTATAGAAATAATCATGAGCAAATAGCTTTCTTGTAGATGGTCTAAAGTCTAAAAGTATTTTAGCTCTATTAGAATAAACTCTAAAGAATGTGTTATATTCTTCTAGTCTAGTCATATATCTAACTTTATGATAGTTAGCTACACTTCTATCATTATATTCTAGTTGTTTTAATTGTTCTGGTGTAAGCATGGTTATATAGTTATTAATACCAACATTTACAATATTCATTTCAAGCTTTAGATGTTAAGGCAGTAGCTCAACATTTACTACATTTTCAGTCTACAATAGATCATTTAGCTGTAGGAGCTGTTGTTCTCTGTGGTACTGGTAAATCATCAGAATGTGTATTATCTGTATCATCTCCTGTAGGTACTAAGAATAAGTTAATAAGAGTGTTTTTTAGAGCATATGTAGTTGCTTTTCAAGCTCATTTATCTTGTGTATCTGTACCCTGTCAGTATCAAGCTATTATCTTACTTTCTCAACTAGTATGAGATAATTCGTATTTAGTTGTAACAGCAGTGAATATAGATTGTTTGGTTTTTGTAACTCATTCTATTTTCGAGTAAGTATCTAATTCTTCCCATCTATCTATTTTTATATCTCATTGTACCTCAAGAGGAGTTATAGTTAATCAATTTTTAATCATACCTTGTCTTATAGCTTCTCTGACATCTTTATCAGATACGGCCTTATAAGCATTTTTACCATTCCCAACTACCGTATTTTTACCTATATTATTAACTTCTTTCATCACCTCTATAATTGCTTTATTTAGGTTTATTATTTCCATATTCTCTTAGTTTTTTTAAAAAGTAATATAATTCTTTATCCGTCATCTCTTACATGTTTAAGTATTATTTTATCTTCATCTTCTCTAAGGATGAATCATCAATTAATATAAGCTTCTATCCATTCGCAGAAATCTTTAGTTTCAAGATCGTCTGTATCTACTATAACTCAGTGATACATATCATCCTTAGTTCAGAACTCTACAGCTTTGAAGTCATCAGATATATCTTCAAACTCATCTTCTGTTAGAGCGTAATCTAAGTGTATAATCATAATAATAAATTAAGAATTAAAATTTCTTATGTTTAATATGCAGTTGTGCATATATATCATTCAGAGTAGATTTTAACTGTTTAGATCTTTTTTTTACCTTTAGATCTAATGGGGTTTGTATTTCCATAATCTTATAGTTATATAATATTACGGGAGGTTATATCTTAGAGGCGTTGGTACGCTTTGTTTAAGATGTTTAGGAGGTGTAAGGTCTGGAGATGTTTTATTGCTATCTCTAGCTTACGTGAGTAAGTATATCAGAAAAACACACAAATTGCAAGTTTTTGTGTGTTTTTCTATTGACATTGTAGTTTTTTGATTCATTTCATGAATTTATCATATTCACTCTCCATTTTGAATTCACGGAATATTTTCTCATTTCTATATATTATATATTGAGATGGTAATTCTATAGTGTAGGGTCATCAATCCCATATGATAAATTTATTTCCGTCTAGAGAAAAAGCATTATAATCAAATTCTTCAGGTCATATCTTGATCTGTTTTGATATAGTATCTATGTGTATTATCATTATATAACTATTATGTTACTATTATATTTTAATCTTTTCCAGTTTTTACTCATCTTATCTCTTATTATTTGAGCCTGTTGTAGGTCTTGTTTATTTACACTTCAGTATTCTATCATATTTTTATTTGGTTAATAAATTAGGGTTTTTATATATATTTCAGATTATTTCAAATTCATCACATATATCTTGTATATCAAATATATCCTTAATAATATTCTTATCTCAGTATTTATTCGTATAACTCTTTTCAGTTCTTATCTTTTAAACCTGTGTATTGCATAAGTGTTCAGTTCTTGTATGGTTGATTACAATGTGCTCATTCTTCATCTCTCCAGCATAATCTATTACTATATTCTTCGAAGTATACAGTTTCGTTAACTCAATCAGTATATGGTAATCAATAAATTAGTTCTCATTTTGAATTTATTGCTCTGAATTTTATTTCTCTCATATTTCTCTTAATATTATTTTAACTAAATTAGTGTTACTATCTATTTTTTCAGTAGTAATCTTTCGTATATATTCATCTTTAAAACCTTTTAAATTATCTCATAAAAAATCAAACGTAGGTTTTAGAAAATTATCGAGGTCTTGTTTCTTCTTTTTACCGTTTTTATAATATAATGGTAAAAAGTAATTTAAATGAGCCTCTAGCCATTCATCTCAAGTTATGGTATAATCAATTCATATTTTCTTATATTCTATATCAGCTAACTGTAACCAGTTCTTATAATCTTGGCTCTTAACTCTTTTTGGTCTATCTAGTGGTCTACCATATCTATCTTTAGTTATAGTAGAGAATAACTTATTTAGACTTGGGGGGATAGGTAGAGTTAATATTATACTATTTTCTTTCATATCTTTTAAGTTCTTCAAATATTTTATTATTTTCAATAAGGTGTTTAAATAGTCTTATTCGTTTTTCTAAATATTTCTTATCTTTACATTTCTCTAGTTCAGATAATTGTTCCTCTAGAGATACAATTTCATCTGATTTATTTCTACCATATCATCACCTAACCATTACAAAACCGTTCTTCATTATCTCTATATCAATCTCAGCTGCAAACTTTCATGTCATCATAATTTTATAAGTTATTAATATAATCTATACACTTTTCACGATATTCTTTTGCTTTATCCGTTTCTTTAGGACTTGGATGATGAATTATTCTATGAGCATCAGCACTTAATCATACTCATTGATCTGCATTATTCCTATTAGGTCAATAATTAGCCTGATGCGCTCAAAAAAATACATGATGATAATCTGTTATAGGATCTCAAGTAATAATACAGCATCAATCACGGTTATATATTTCTTCTTTAGTCTCTGTACTAAATTTAGCTACTTTTCACTTTCTCTTCATCTTTATTTATTAAATCAAGTACAATCTCTACATTTACCTCATAGTTTTTCTATAAATCAAAGTAGTTCAAGTTGTCCACATTTACAAGTATAATGTTTAAAGTTAGAAGATTCTTGATGCTTTCTCTTTCAATCTATAATAGTTATATAAGGCATTTTAACTTCCGATATATCACTTTCTTTTAGATTAAATTTATAAAATTTTCATTTTTGCCAGTTATTCAAAGTCTCCATAGTAATTTAGTTATTTATATAATTTATTTATTGATAAGGTCTTCAAGCTGGTCAATATATAACTCATCATAATCTAAGAGCTATTAAGTTATTCTCAGTGAATCATAGTTTCTTATATTTCTCTTCATCTATTTTAAACATCTTTGGAACTATTTTTTTATGAGTCCAATCTTTTATCTGTTCCTTTAGCTTTTTTCTCTTCCTATTCTCATAGTCTTTTTCAAATCATTTCATTACTTCCATAATCTTTTATTTTTTATATAATTAAGCAGTTTTATATCTTACTTAGGATTATGGTGCTTAGAACTACCTTTAGGGTAGAAGTGGTCTATAGTTTTAGCGAAGCGAAAGCATTATATCATATATTGATTTTATTTGCAAATATTGGGCTTGATAATTATAAATAATGTCTAATATTCAATATTATCCCTTGTTCTCAACATAAATCACAAGTTGTTTTTTGTGCTGTATGATTTCATTCTATATTTCTCTTTGTGAAACTAGATATGTGTAATCAACAATCAAAACAAACTTTATTAACTCTCTTAACTTCATCTATATATTGTATAGCTGTATATTCTCAAGGAAACTCTTTTATAGATATTATTTTTTTATGTATTGTATCTTTCATAGTTTTATTTGGTTATATGGTTATATGGCAGGTCAGCTAGGAATCGAACCCAGTCTTAGAGGGTTGGAACCTCTCGTGCTACCAGTATACTACTGACCCTTATTTAATAAATCTTTTAAAAAAACTATTTCATTTAGTGTATTACACTTATCAATATGTTTTGCCATTAATTCTAATTCTTTATTGCTAAAATTATAAGAGTAGTTCTTAGATTCTAACTGTTCTATTCTCTTTTCTATTTTTTCTTTATAGTCCATAATTTATTATTATTAATCTAAATTACTTTCTTCTATCAAGGCTTCAACTAACTCTTCATAATCCTCAACTAATTCTTTTATTATTTCTATTAGTTCTTCTTTAGTATATTCAGTTAGTTGTTTACCTTTATATGTTTCCATTATTTAGTTATTAAGTCGCTTAAATACTTTTCTATACTAGAAACGGATATAACTTCTGAGTTTATTATATCATTGAATACTCATTCAAGAGCATCTTTATATCATTCATAATATGCTCTAGTTTCTTGATCTTCTATTTCGAAGTCTTTTTTTATTTCTTTTAATGTTTTCATAATTTATTATATTTAGTATAGTTATATAATAGGGTTATTTAGTATAATCACTTTTAAATAAGTGTTCTTTTCTTATATAATCATTAACTAAATTATAATAATCCATCACATTAATAGGTATAATTCAATCTATATTTGCAAATTCTCTCTCCATAATAGTATATAGGTGGTCTTGTATAATTTCAGCTGTTTCTTCTTTAGCTCTATTTATTTTTGCTAGTGTGTTCATCTTCTCTTGTTAGTTAATTAAATAGTTCTTAGGTATGTTATTTATTTCCTATATTGTATTAGTGTATAAAATAATTTAAGTCATAATTATCAAAGTTATTTACTATATTTCTATATCTAATAATTAATTTATCTTCTTTATTTCATTTAGGTTCTTCATACTCTTTATAAATTTTTATTTGGAAGTTTAAAAACTCTTCGCAACTATTTTTTATCTCTTGTAATTGTTCTTCAGAATATCAATCAAATACAGTTGTTTTATCTACAAACATATTAGTTCATCAAGCTCTTCTACATTCTAATTTATTATTATCATTTAACCATATAGGAACTGCGAAATAATATGGTCTATCTTTATTTCAAGGATATTCACAACTCTTATATTCTACTAGCCGGTTTTTTCATCCATAAGATACTATCATTTTTTTATTAGTTAATTATAAAGGCTGTCAAGTTCTCACATAGTGTATTAGACTTCTTACATTCCAGTCAGTCACTTCTTTATTATGTTTAGTTTCATAAGCTTTTATTTCTAGTTTAACATTATCTATTTCTTCTGCTGTAAGTTCTAATTCTTTGAATATATCATTTATAAATTTTCTACTCTGATCTTTTACTATTTCCCATGTATCTAAGTATCTTCTACCATTTAGATAAGGTCAAGCTTGCAGAGGGTTTCTAGTTTTATTTACTTCTAAGAATAGTTTATATTCTTTCAGATTCTCCATTATATCCTTGTGAGGTGTTTCTTCTATTACCTCATGATATTTCTTTATTAATCTCTTATCATAAGATCAGTTGTTATTGACTTTACGATATGCTGTTATATATTCTAACCATTCTTTACTTTCTTTACTTTCTTTATCTATCTTTACTTCTCTTGTAGCCCTTATATGCTTTTTGAAGTACATAATCTCATTATATATACTTGTTAATTCCCGTCATTCCTTTCATAGTTTAGGTAATGCAGAATTGTTTAGCTTTATTAGTTTATATTCATACATAGTTATTTCATTATTTTAGGTGATCTTTTTACATCATCATATAATTGTCCAAAAACTCTAGCTATTGATTTTGATACATAAGCCTTTTTAGGATTAGGTCAAACTCTTTGAATTAATATATATGCCTCATAAGACTCTTCTAATCATGCTTCTCATAGACCTATATCATAAAATACTCATTGGCTAGCTATATATTCTAATTTCTTTTGTAGTGATACTCTTTCTTGTAATGTCATATTTTATTGCTATAAGTTAAGATAGTTATCTTATAAGAATATTTTATATAATTGCAAATAAAAAAACTAAACTTAATTAGCTTAGTTAATAATATAAAGGTTGTCTAACAGTATTCTTTTCAGCATTTATCACATTTATATACATTAATAGTAGTGTAGCTAACTCATACAAATTCTTCTCTATCAAGTCTTATTCTTCAATCACAGTTGTCTTTTTGACATTGTCATAATCAGTTAAATAACTTTTTAAATATATTCTTTATTAATCCTTTCATATCTATATAAGGTTAATTGATAAGTAATTAAAATAATGACTGTCTACATCTAAATTATGTTCTATCATTCATCTTATAACTTCTTCTCAAACACTTTTTTCTCTATTTTTATCTCTTTTTATACATTCCTCCAAAGAGGTATCTAATTTTATTATTTCAATAGGAACATTACATATTTCGGCTACATCTTTCCATAAAGTTAGATTTTTTTCTTTTAAATTAGTATCATCAATTATTACAGAAAATCAGAATTGCAAATAATATTGTGCTAAAACCTTTTCAGAGTTCATAACTTCTCTTTCATTTAATTTTGAATATTCTCCAAAGTGCATCATTTCTCTTAATAAATCCCTATTTAATCTAATTATTTTATTCTCCTCAAAAGAATTAAATATAATCTTTGCTTTAGATGATTTTCAACTTGCTGGTAATCCTTGTAGTACAATTAATTTAGCCATAGTATTTTTTTATAAGATAATATATTTATTTTTACATTTAGAACATTTATATATATTTTTTTGTATAAAAGCTTCTTCATAATAAAAAGATACACATTTCTCTTGTTTACATTTAGGACAATCGGATAATCATATTTCTTTTATCCACTTCCATATTTTTTTAATTAAGTTCATAATTTCAAAGGGTTAATAATATAACTATTTCACATTCTTATTTTTTATTACAATCTAAACACTGGTTACTTTTTCAATAGTGATATTGTAATTTGTTACAGTTAGTACATATTTTTAGTTTCTTAGTTCATTTCATAATTCTTTTATTAATATTAAGTGATACTAGTATAACATACTTAGGTTAGTTTTGTCAAATATTGGACTTGACTAATTAAGAAAATAATCTAACACCTCTTTTTTATTCTTAATATAATCTATATCATAGTAGTCATGTGTTACATCGTTTTCATCTTTATCAAAGATAGCTACTTTGACCGAATAATGTTTTCTATTAATAAACACCTCAGTTTCTAAACTAATTACTTCTCAATTTGTTTTTATATTTAATTCTTTAGCTACTTTTCTTGTGAAATATGCTTTCATAATATTATAAGTTATTTATTTAAGTTATATTGCTTCTTGTATAGGTTCATCTATAGGAGTAACAATTTTATGTATATCATTACATTTTCTGCATATATGTTTCGTGTCATATGATAAATCCCGTAATCAACCACTATCATATATTTTATGACAATAATCACATTTATATATAATCTGTTTCATTCTGTTCTTCTTAATAAGTAAAGGTTTAGGGGTTAATTAGTAATCATATGTCTTTTCAAATATATCTTTTTTACATGGATAAACCTCTCAATGTACTCATTTAATAATTACATCTATTGTTGTTGCTCTCATAACTCATTCTACAGTATGAATAGATATATAAAAATATGTAACTTCTCATTCAGCATTTTTAGACATACTATAAGTAATACTTCTTTTATCTGTACTCCATTTCATAATATCATTCAAATAATTTTCATTACACGGATAATACTCTATTTTTATTGGTTTTTTAATTGCTTTCATAGTTATTTAACGTAATTTATATTGTAATTTACTATTATTCAGGTTTCTAACTAATATTTTTAAATCGTATTTAATATACTGTTTCTTCATATTGAGTACAAAGCAAGTTCTGTTACTGTCTTTATATTCCCACCGATTCACTCATACTCAAATAATTCTTTCGACTTTTTCAGAAGTTATTCAATAAGGTAATATTATTCTAACCCGTCAATAATACTTATTATATTTATTTCTTCTCTTAATTATCTTTTTAATTATTGCTCTTTTATTCATCTTTTATAATTACGTTATTTAGTTATATACCTAAGGTTAAGTAAGTGAGCTAGTTATGAGCTTAATTTTAATGGGTTAATTATACAGTTATTTCATACATCATAAATCTTATCTTTAAATCTACCTCGTAAATGGATAATATATTTATCTCAATTCACTTCAAATTTTAGTTTACCATATTTTATTTTATAAGGAAATCTAGCTTTTACATAAGCTACAGGATCTATATATACGAATTGTTTTTTAATATACTCTTTTACTTCTTTTAAGCCATCAGAAAACCATCAAGCTAGTGAATATACATTACATTTAAATCAGTTAGTAGCTAATGCAAATCTAACCTTTTTAATAGCTCATAAATCTCTTAAATAATCTATAAATCATTGTAATTGCCTTTCACTTATCCCAAATCTACTAGCTTCTAATCTTGAAATACCTATAGTACCAAATTTCATATATCTGAATTTAATGGTTAATAGTAGTTTCCAGATGTTTCTAGTAGTTAATCTAGGGAATATATCTTGTAGTTCTTCAATCATAAAAAAATCCTTAAGCTGTTAAGGCAAAAGGATTTAGTTAGTATAGTATTAAACTCTTAGAAGGCTTCTTGGCATAGCTAACCTTCTGCCAAGAATTTAATAGCTATACTTTATGTATGAATAAGTCCATACAATAGACTATTCACTAGTATTATAATGATATATAAGAAATGTCAAAACTTTTTATTTACTTTTTAAAAACTCACTTATTTCTCTTACATAATAATCTACTAAATAAGCAAACGTTTCTTCATTATCTTTACTAGTAGGTATTCAACAATTATTTAGTAAAGAAAAAACTACATGTACTACTTCATGAGCTATACTATTTGAATCTGTATCTGTTAATAATATAAAATTCATATTAGTTCTGTAATCTTCCACAAACATTGCACTAGAAGTAAAATATCATACTATATCATCTATTTTATAGACTTTTAATTGTTCATTCATTTTTTCTATATCTTTTTCATATACTATTTCTAGATTACAAGGAAATATAGGATTAATAATTATTTTAGTTTTCATACTTAATTAGTTACTTAATATATTCTTTTTCTTCTCACTTATACATACTAGTGTATCAGTAAGATTAAGTCAAATAAAAAAGAAGTTTTTACACTTCTCTTTTCGTAATTCACTTGAAATTACCTTAACCTCCTGCCTTTCAGCTAGTATAGTATAGTGATTCTTATTTTAATGCAAATTATACTACTTTACTATCCATAATTTGAATTGCATCTATTTCTTTTTTTCATTTAAGTATAGCTTTGCAAACTCTATGCCTTCAATCTATAACTTGTCATTGATTATTTAAGATGATAGGATATTTAATATTTCTTTAATTCATCTATAAGAGATTCTATCCTACTACTATATCACAAAGTTGAGCTTGTGAATATTTCATGGTCTATAATTTCTAAAACTCTTTCAATTTCTTCCCTTGTTATTTCTTTCATATCTATATAAGGTTAATTGATAAGTAATTAAATAAATCTAAGTTCTAGTTATAACAAGATATAGAATCCCGCAAAGATTTTCCAGGCAGAAAAATTTGTATTTATACTATATGATTATTTATGACTTAAGCAAATAAAAAAACCCTATAAAGGGTCTTGTATTCAAATAGTCCAAAGATTTGGAATACTTAAACTTATAATTCCCCCGAATTTAAGTTTAAGTATAATATAAGTTTAATTTAAAATTGCAAATAAAAAAAGGTCATGGACAAGAGACCCACACCTTTTAATAGAAACAACCCTAATAGTTTATTACTTCATTGCCTATTCTACCGACATAGACTCCATAACTCTTCTTAGGTTCTATAATATTATATTAACTATCAGTTTATTTTCAAGTCCAATATTTGCATTATACTGAAAAATGAATATAATTGATAGTATAAAATATTTTAAAGGGTGAATAAAGTATTTTATAATACTTAGTTAAGACTATATATTTCACCCAATATATAGTCTTTTATTTTTTAAAAAATTTATTTATGGATAAAGAGAAATTGATTCTCACTTTATTAGAAAAGTTGTTGTGAGAAGAAAAAACTATTATAAGTAGTAAATGAGAATCTCATTTTATTTGAGAATATATTTTACTTAGATGTAGAAATGCCTGAGTTCATTTCTGAAAACTAGAATCTATACAAGATAATATTAAATATACATTATCTAATAGTAGAAGAATTTATTACTGGAGAATTAAAGATAATAAATGAGTATCTCTTTCAGATTTAGCTAAAAATGGCTTAGATAATGATTCCAAAATATGTGCCGAACTACCTTTAATTGAGATTACAGAATTAGAATGAGCTGAAATAATTCCTGTAGATAAAAATGTAATAGGTGAATTTCAAAACATTCAAGTTTATATCCCTTAATTTAGCAATTATGAGTAATTATGAATTAATCTCTGGCGATGGCTCTGGCTATGGCGATGGCTATGGCTATGGCGATGGCTATGGCTATGGCGATGGCTCTGGCGATGGCGATGGCTCTGGCTATGGCTATGGCGATGGCGATGGCTATGGCTCTGGCAATGGCTATGGCTCTGGTTATAAAAAAGTAGTAAAAATAAAAGAGGTTTAACCTCTTTTATTAATTATTTATTTTCAAGTTTTTATATCTATTTATCTTAGCTAGTTTAGCTAATTTATGCATGTGTTTCTTTTCCATAGTGTTATATTAGATGATAACACTATTATTGTATACAAAAGTTATACATAAGTCAAGAGTATAGGCTATTTATTCACATAATCTTTACAAAAAAATACCTACAACTTTATTAAAATTATAGGTATACAATTTATTTAGTATTTAATCGTTTTAAAATATATAATTGATATGCTTGCATAAATCATTTCTTTTCATCTCATTTTAAACTATTCATCTTCTTTGTAAAATACTTATTATCTTTTCTATGCTTACCTTGTTTAAACTCTCTTAGATTCTTTTCTATAACCTTATTTAATTTAGTCTGTACTGGTTCTAAAGTTCTTGCGGGTACATAGTATACTCAGAGATTAACTGCATACCTTAGAACGGATATATCGCATTCTATTTTCTGTCATGTGTATACTTCTCATATATAATATTTATCATTTTCATAGAAATAACAATGATTATGAGCAAATCAACCTCTTTTATGTTCTATTTGTACTATATCGTCCTTAGTCAATTTTCATTTCTTTATAGCATTCAAGTATACTCTGTTACCATACTTTAATCATAAGCCAAAAGCATATCATTGTTTAAGTAGAGTTTCAAACTCTTCACTTATTATATTCACTTTTTTAATTAGTAATCTTATTCAAGTCCTTTTGTATACTTGATTAGCAAACCATTTATATATAGTAGAGAAGTAAGCACCCCATCTTGTCAATACTCAAAATCTAGTTGCTTTATCTACTGTTTTATCTATAAATGAATATTTACACTTTATTCAGTATTGTATATACAGTATAGTGTATAATACATAGAGTGTACAATCACTTGGGTGATTATCTGTTTTATTCTGATTATATACCATAGTCTTATTTTATTGATATAAATTTCTTCTCTCACCAATTAAAGGCACTTCTACCATATCTATTTAATCAGTAAAAGCATATAAAAAATATAGCTATTCTGCTTCATAAACTAGCCCAGTTGAGTATCTTGAATATATCAATCGCAAACTTTAGATTAGCCCATACAAAGCGAAATATATTATTTCAATTATAAAACCTAACATCATGTGGTCAACAGACTTTTAATTCTATTGATTCTTTTAATTTAAATAATTTCTCCCTCTTAAACTCAGGAAACAAGCATATATTTTGTTCCATAAGTTTTGAAAATGAGAATCATCATTTAGATCAACAACCATTGATCATTCACATATCTTGTAAATATTCGTATCTGGCTTTTTTCATAATAGAGTTTTATTAGGCTACATAACCCCCTTTCTTTCATGGTATTTTACTAGGTTTCCCTTTTCTCAGCTTCTTTCTAGTAGCTTCTTTTCTTCTTTCTTCGATAGCTTCTTTCAGCTTCTTTTTTTTCTTTGTTGGTAAAGGCATAATTATTCGTTAAGATCTATATATAATTGCTTTGCTATATCTGAAACATGAGTCTCTATTTTATCTAATCTATCAGCTTTCTTTTCATAAACATCAGATATTTGAGTTTTTATTTCATTTAATTGAGATGTTCTATGATTAACATAAGAATGTAAATATATAGCTATATATAGTAATATTAGCAATAATAATAGTTTATAAAAAATTTCTAGTTTTATCATTATATCAAAATTAGTCTTAAAAGGGCTATTATGATAGCTGTTCAAATAAGTCATCAAACACTCCATAATATTCTATTAATAGGCTTTAAATCTTCTTTAGTAGCATAGTTTTCTATTAGGTTATTATTTAACCTCTCTATAGATTTTTTTAACTCGTCTCTATCTTTTTCTTCATTCTTCATATGACCTGTAAACACATCTGCCATATTAACAAACTTTTCACTAAATACTGCAAAGTTTTTATCTATATTTGTTACTTTATCTTTTAGATCATTAATATTAGTATCTTGCACTTTATTAATCTCATCTTGCTTCTTAACCATTCTATGTCTAAGATCTCTACATTCTTTTTCAGTCACACATTCAGACATATTCCTTTACATATCAAATAAATTTATCAGGGGTTATTAATTTAGGGATATAATATACTCATTCTATATCTATATCTACAAAGTCATATCCACTATGAATGATAATAGGTTTCTTCTTTCCCTTTAACTTCTCTATTAATTCATGACTAGTAGTTTCTAAATGCAAATCTATTATATAAAAATCTACATCTATATCTACAAAGTCACTTATCTTATTATAAACTATAATGCTAAATCACTCTTTTTCAAGTTTTTTCTTTAAATAAGAGGATAGTATTAAACTATCCTCTAATATTATTCATTTCATTCTTCTTCTAAAAGTAAAACTCTAGCCATATTTTGTAATGCTCTAGTTTCGTCTTCTTCAGTAAATTCAGGGAATCTATCATCTAAAGCTCTATCTCTAGCATTATCAGCTGCTTTTAAAAACTGTAAAGAATGGAATCTTTTAGCATCATCTCAAGTAAGCATAACTCTTGCATTTTGCCTAATTAGTTGATGTAGTTCTATAGTATCTTCTATAGTAAAATCAGGTATATCTGATAATTTTAGACTTTCTATATCTAAAGTAGATAAATCAAATAGGTTATATATGTATCACATAATTATTTAGTTAGTAAATAATCTAAAGTAAGTATTGACCTTGTATCTATTTTACCTGCAAAATCTTTTATATCTAAAGTAGGTAGTTTAATTTTTACCTCTTTATCTAAAAGTTTTTCTAGTTCTGGAGTAATCTTTTCAACGTCTGGTTTTCAATCTTTTGTATTTTCTTTAATAACCTTTTCCCTTACTTTATTAAAGGCTACTAATTCACTTTCTGCTTCTTTAATAAAAGTAGCAAGTTCAAATGCTTTCTCTATTCACATTTCTAAATCTAATAGTTTAGATAATGCTCATTGACTATTGTATAGTTTCCATAAATTCATAGTGTAACTTTTAATTAATAAATTGTAACTTTTAATTAAGGGGGAGAGTTACTAACTCCCCTGATATTATATATAACTAATTTCTATTGTAAAATGAGATTTAAGTAAATCAGCTTGTTTATTAACTAGTTGATTCGCTTCATTCTCTTTAAATCATCTATATAACCCTGAATATCTCTTATTTAAGAATTCATTCTCTTTTCTAAAAAGAAAATCTATTTTAGACTCAGGATTTGGTATTTCTTTCATTGTTTCTAGATCTCCGCCTTCGTTTGTTGAAATTATTTCTTGATAACCTAGTTTAGAGGCTATAGAATTAATTGCATCTTCTGATATTGTATCAGCTATATTTATTTTAAATGTAATTTCCATATTGTAAAGTTATTAAGAATTAAACTGCTCCCCAAGAAGTTCAGTTATAAAAATCAAGTACATTGGTAGTGGTATTATATATAACTAATCAAGTTGCAGGTGTTCATATTGCATCTCTTTGAGTAGTGGTCATTTTAGGTGGCAAGAACCCTTTAGTCGTTGACTGTACATTCAGTATAGCACTACCATCTAGTGTAGTTGTTCATATATTAACTTCTCATTCAGCAAAGACTATCATTCTAGTTGAGCTTCATACTGATCAACTAGCAGTAGTCATTATTTCAAATTGAGATGGGCTACTTGTAGCACTTGGAGTGCCTTGTGCTCTAAACCTAATTCTTCAACTCATCTGAAGACTTGTTCAAGTATGCATTAATGAATATATAGCCATTATCTCCTCTCAGTCAAGTACTGTTGTTGGACTTGCTTCAGTTCCATTTGCTCTACCAAAGAATACATTATTAGTAGCACCATAATGTATTCCTCAAAAAGTTCAAGTCACACTAGTATCTGTATTCAATACGAATGCTGTGGGTAAATCAATGCTATTGAAAGGTATAGTTGAATTCAATATAGATAATGTTTGATTTCAGTTTTCTATATATAATCTACTAGTCGCAGCTGAAGGACCTATTATATCTAATCTATTATTTGTATCATCCCAAAATAGATTAGGGTTATCTTCTAGTATTTCTCAGTTAGTACCAAAGAATGGTATAGATCCTGATGTTTTATCTGTAAGAAATAGTCAATTACTTATTTTTACTTCTGCATTACCATCTTCACTTATTTTTATAGCTTCTGTTGGACTTGTTGTTCCATTTTCAACAACTGAAAAAATCATTTTAGTACCCCATGTTGTCGGAGACCAATTTTCAGTAGCGAAAAATGCAATTTGCCCCACTGCTGTATAACTAGTACCATCATGTCAACCTGATATAATAGAGAATTGCTTATCTCCATTCTGAATAGCAGTAGGTGAAGCTTCCGTTCATCTAGCTTTATATCATAAAAAAGATGGTGCAGCAGTCGAAGCATTATTTTGTGTAAAAAATCTTTGTGCTGTTATAACACTTTCTCAAGATATAGTTAAAGGAAAGAGACTAGAAGGTAAATTAGTTGTCTTATCTCATCCTATCTTTATTCAAGTAGAATGGGCATAACTATTAGTCTCATCTACAGTAAGAACATTACCTATATTAATATCTCATTTAGTAGCATTACTAGTCGAGAATAGATTTAAAGGGTCTCAAGCTCAAGTTCATCAGTATATTGTTTGTCATCAAACTCTACCAGATAATAAAGCATATTGTAAATGGTCATCATCTGCTAATCAAGATAAATTTCAATGGTCTGATGTTGCAGCTGCACTAAATGTAGTTGTAAACGCACTTAATATAGATTGTGCAACTGTATCATTTCATTGAAATACAATTCTTCAGATAAGAATAGAGTTATTCTGAAGCCTAACTGGTAAATTAGGAGATGCTGGAGCTTCTTCTGCTTCTGATAATGAATTATATTGTGCAGGAGCATATATTCTTACTAAATCTCATTCTCAATTTAAATAAAAATCTTGGAAAGAGAATTTACTTGAAGGCGATATCGCAACTAATCAAACTGTTATATCATTATATTGAGTATTATTCCATTGTGTATCTCAAGTTACTTTAGTCCAAGTAGTATAACTATCAGTAGTATAATAACTATCAAATGTATCTGTTAATGATGTATCCTTTGCATCTACAGGTACTTTGTTATATTTTCTCCATATTTTTCATGCATCTACTGTTATATTCCTAGTTCAAGTCTCTCACAGAATTAATCAGGTATTATCTGCTCTAGCTACTGGTAATAAAGAATAAGCTCTTTGTTGACCTTGACTTCTTGCTTGTTGTTTTAGTTGTGATATATGTAATGTAGTTCATTCTCTTACTATTTCAGCAACTTCATATTTATCATTTTCATTTTCTAAAACATCAGCTCTAACAGTAGTAGAAGCGTATATAGGAGTTCAAGCATTATAATCTACATATACTATATTACTGGCTCAATCAACTAAAGTTACATTAGTATTTTCATCTATATCAAAACTCTTAAGTTGTGCTTGGTCTGTATTAGCTATTCTTATTAATCAAGTTCATGCTACAACTGTAACACTTCAATCGGTATTATCAGTTATTTCACTTCAACTTACCCATCAAGCATTAAATCATATATTAAATATATCTTGTAATGAATTATTAGTAGGACCATTTAATAGAATATTTTCATCTATTATATCAGTATTAACTACTAATGCTCAGTTTTCATCTAATTCTACTTTATTTAATGTTCAAGTTCATTTATTATCTAGTGTTGTTCTTATGTTATTAAAACCACTATCTAATGTATTTCAAGAAGGAATATCACAATGATAATCATTAGTAAATCAACTTACTAATATTGAACTATTAAACTCTTTAATTGTTTGAGGTCATCAAGTAGCTGTAATTCATACGAATTCTCAACTTCAAGCTCAAGTAGCTATAGTATATACATTATTAAGTCTTTTATCTACTCAAGCAATATTACTTTTAAACAACCCATAAGTTCAACTATAAGAAGCATTAGTAATTGTTGGGCTATGTAAAACAACATTAAAACTTGATATAGCACTACTATCATCATCCATTAAAAATACATTTCAACTAGATTGTGATATAGTAGGAATAAATGTTACTCAAGTAACTGTGTATCCTAAAGCTCATCAAGACCTAATTAAGTTAGTAGTTCACGTATTAGCTCAAGTATCTGTACTAGTAAAATATACCGTCATATTTAATAGTTCAAAATAACTTCATCTACCATCTATTATAGTCGGTTGAATATTAGCAGTAGATGTTGATAGATCTATAGTTATAAAATCACCAATAAGTACACATCAAGGATTAGTATTTAAATCTATTTGAGGTGATCAATCAGTGGTTATATGCACTAATTGCATTCTAACTAAAAAGTTTTCTCAATTTCAAGTAATCTTTCAAGTTAGTCTAGTTCAGTTATTACCATCTAAATAAAGATAAGGTTTTAAAACAATATCTTCAGTAAATAATCCTGTTATATCTATAGTATACTTTTTATTAATACTAGCATCTGTTATTTGGTCTATTGCCCTCTGTATAGTAGCAAAAGGAGCGTTTACACTACCTCATCCAGTAGCTATAGTTAAAGTATCATCTCAAGTAACACTATTTGCATATACTGTTTGACTTGTAGCATATAATGGTTTTGCTGTATTTGTGGGGTCGTATACTGTTTTAAGCATATCAGCTCAAGCAGTGATTCAGTCTAACTTTGTTTTATCTCAATCAACAAAAGGTCATTCTGCTAATATCTCCTGTTTATCAATATTGAGGTTACTAAAATTAGTATTTATAACTCATCTAGATACTGCTCAATTATCAGACTCGTTTAATGGTGTTATTGTTGCCATAGCTTAATTATTAAGTATCTAAATTAACTGTAGGATTCCTATCTGTCTGGGTTTCATCATAATAAATTCTAAAATTCCTATAATATCAGAATCATCAAACAGAAGTATCACTTTTAGCATATAATTGTATTAGATCTCATGCTGCAAATGTTAGATCCTCTGAGTAAGTAGTATATGTACTACTAGTTGTAGTTCTTTCAGTTCATACAGGACTACCATTTTTATATATTCTCCCAAACATTGTTGTATTAGGATTATTATCAGAATTTCTTATGTCAAATTTTATTCTTATAGTTCATCAGTCTACATAATTACCAAATAGAATTTCTTTGTATTTAGTATAAGTTCAAACTCAAGGTCAAATAGGAGTTTGTCATTCTGTATCAGCACTAGCTTTTAAGTTATCTGATGCAATAACTCATGTGGTCAATAACTGTTTAGGATTTATAGCTACTGTAGTTTCTGTTGAGTCTCAAGCTTGTGTATCAGTAGCTATAATCAATACATTATTAGCTATTTCATCATCTACATATTTTTTAGTAGCTGGTTCATAATCTGCATCAGGTGTAAAAGATATAGTATTATCAAGTTCTAATACATTAGTTTTATCAGCCTTATCGTTTCATAAAGCTACTACAGTACTGTTAGCTGATACTTTCGCTTCAGTATAATATTCATTAGTTCATTCAGCTAGATTACTAGTAGTTCTATCAGTAAATACTTCTGTTCATATTTCATCTACTGTTATATTGAAGTTAGTAACTCAATCTGAACTCCATATTTTATCTGTAGAGTCAGCTGAACCTTTATCTGGGTAATCTGTTGGAAATCTATTTCACATAATATTATAGTTATTTTTTAATTCCAATTAGTATCAATTTTATTAACCTCATTACCTGATATTCATAATACTTGTTCTCAAGATAAATCAAGTATATTCGCTCAAGTTAAATCTTCTAGAAATAAATTATATCTACTATTATCCCAGTTAGTTATTAATTCCTCTATAACAAATTGCCAAGGGAAAAAATCTACTTCCCAAGGAAAGACAGTTTCACTCCATAGAACACTTATTGCTCTTGATTTTGTCCATCAAGTAACAGGAGGTGTTCTATCTCACCAGTTTGTTGTTGGTTTACTTCTAGGCATAATTAGTATTTAAAAGTTATTTCTTTTTCTTAATCTTTTTAGCTTGTTTACTAGTTCTTCAAGCTTTCTTATATGTTCATTTTCAACAAGGCATAATCTAATAGTTATTGTATAAATTTATTGTACTAGTGTTCTTAGCTTCATATACACATAGTTGCATTATTTTTTCATATATGTTATACTTATTTTGTAGTTAAGAACTACTTTTAATAATTAATTAATATATATGTCAGATAAAATAGTGGAATTTTTAATAAAATTAATCTTCTTTATAGTTGTTAGTATCTTGTTATTTAATTTAATATCTAATGTCTTATTATTAGCATTTTGTATATTAGTATTATTTCTAGCTACTTTTGTAATAAGAGATTAACTTACTCTTGTTCATTCCCTAATAATGAAGCTGCTTCGAGGGTCAGAGGACTCTCAACAGCTTTTTTTGTTCACTTTTCTAATTCTCATAATATTTTATTAAATATTATGGTAGCTTCATTTTGTAATTTTACATCACTCAGCTTATCTGCCTTCTTTGTCAAACTCTCTAATTTCTTTAGATTATTGACTAAGTTAGATTGTATATCTAATACATCTAATTTTTGACTGGACACACTTCTAGGTAAAAATCAAGAAATGAATCATTTAACAGTTCATAAAGTAGCGGCATCAACAGATCTACCTAACTTATTAGCTATCTTAACTAAAACCCCTCTTTCTACAACTTTAGCACGCAGTTTATCTATCTTATCAGCCATCTTTTGTATCAATTCTCTAGTTTCAAATAGCTTACTTAACTCTCAGTCTAATATTTTCACAGTTTCATCTGGTAGTAGTTCTCTAGATTTATTTTTAAGTCATTTTCTTATATTTTCAAATCTAGATGCCGTAAGTGTAGACTTTTGTGTTCCATCTTTAGCAAAGATCTTATTCTTAAATTCACTTCAATAAAATCTTGCTAAATCGTTTATATCTTTAACACTTAATTTATCTTTACCTTTTATATCATCTACCCTATTCAAGAGATTCAAGTCACTAGTCTCATTCCCTACTTTATCTAAATCATCTAGTGCTTTTTGAATGAAATTTGTTTTTCTTTTTCATTGAGTTGTTACTAACTCAGATAACCTTAGAACTTCTTCTTTAGGTAATAAATTATCTTGTTTTTGAGATATTTCTGTGATTTTCTGTCATAATGATGTATCTAAATCATCATATGTCTTTATTTGTTTAGTATCTATCTTTCACAAACTTTCTTTAAGAGCAGGTATATTCTTCTTTACTCCTTGTCATATTTCTAGTAAAATATCATCTAAAGGCTTATCAGGAAATATTTTTGAGATTCATTTTTTTCAAAGTCATATTATATCTCACTGTAACTTTATAGGATTGGTAATATTCTCTAGTTTATCTAGTTTATCTACTAATCAAGTCATATTCTTACTCTTAGCTATATTCTTAGCTATTCATACTCATCAAGTAACAGTTAATAGTATATCTGTTGGGTTCTCTATTATTAATTCCTTAATTCTTCAAGGCTGGTTAGAGATTCTATCCATTTCAGTTGCTATGGTATCTTTTAAAATTTGTCTCTCAGGTGTAGTAAATAATCATTCTCATTTAATCTTTGCTAGATTATCTTCTGACATTCATAATTTTCTTCATATATTTTGTCATACATCAGTAGAGAAAGCCTTATTTAATCACTGTTCTACAGCAGTTCAAGCAAGTTCATTAACTGATTGAACAGTTCATACTGGATCAGAAATAACTTTTATCAAATCTCAAGCTAACTGTACTGTATTTCAAGGTAAGTTAGCAAGAAATTTAGTAGCACCTCATGCTAGTCATGTTTCAACAAATTCTTCCGTTTCTCATTTAAATGGCTTTAAAAATTGTCATACTTTACTTATAGCTCTTCCTGTTTTTACTCATACATCCAATCAAGATATTTCTTCAGGTTCTTTTGGTGTTACAGTAGCAGGGGCTTGTAATTCCATTCATTCTATAGTATAGCCTTTCTCTTTAGCTAGATCTAATCAATTGTTATAAATCTCTTGATCACTTAATCAAGGGTTCAATTCTTTTAATTGATCTAATTTATTAAAGAACTCTTGTTTACTAAGTCTCTTAGATTCCATATCTTTTATATCCTTAGATACTTGTGAATCTATTTGTTGTGTATCAACTCATAAACCTTTAAGAACATCTAAAGTTAAAAAGTCTTTAGATGTTCAAGGTTGCATAAATCAAGGTGTTATATCTGTCGTATTTGCCATAATTTTATTGTTATTAAAATACTCATTCACTATTTATAGTAGTTCAACCAGACTTCCATTCATTAAATAGATCATCTTGTCATAGTGTTGTATCCATAGGGGTTACTTCTCAAGTATATAATCCTGCTCTCACATCTCTATCAAATAAACTATTTGTATCTAACATTGGTAATTCTTTATCTTGTCTAAAATCATTTAATTCTCATAAAGCTTGATCTTTAAAAGAATTAACCTTTATCTTAAAGTTAATAGTAGAATCAAATAATTTAGGTAATACTCAATCTAAGAATTCTTCCTCAGTAGGTGTTACAGCAGAACCTAGATTTTTTAATCTAAAATCTGATACAAGCCTTGTAGCATCATTTTTTAATTCCGTAGCTTCTGGGCTTTTAAACCTACCTAGCCATTGCTCAATTGTTCATTCAAAGCTTCAAATAGGATTATTTCTTCATTCGTCAGTATTCTCTAATGCTGTTATCTTCGTAATTAAATCATCAGCTCTTCTAGACATACTTCTTGTCAATCTTTCTGAAACAAATCAGTCTGGGTCACTAGTTCTAGCTTGTGATAAAATAGCATCCTCAACTTTTTTAGTGGCAGAAGATAATTTACCCTGACTTAATAAATCTCATAATCTTCTCATATCAAAATCTGATAAATCCACATTATTTGATATTAAAGTGTCTTTAAATACTTGTCATAATTCTTTATTATCAGTTGGCTGAAAGAAAAGTATCTGATCTATAATATCACTTACCTCCATTCATTCAGCAACTCATTTTTTAACAAAATCTGTAACTCTTGCTCATTCAGTATCTGATACTCTAGAACCAAATAATGATTTACCTATATTAAATATTAAAGCATCTTCTTCTAGACTTCAAGGTTGAACTCATAATCAAGTAACTTGTCCTCCTATAAATTGATTAGGGTCTATCCAATTACCACCTTTTAGACTAAAGTCTCAGTTATCTGATACTCTATAATCTAGATGGCTACCATCTCATCCCTCTCATGCTATAACAGTACCAGTATTTCACATACTAGCTATTACTTGTCCTCTTTCTACTCTTTTTCATACATTAGTATCTCATGCAGCTGACTGTAAATGATTATATACATGAAGTCTACCTTCATCATCTTCTATTACCATTCTTCTACCAAATCATCCGCTCTCGTTTGGTTCTTGTAATGCAACTACAGTTCATGAAGCAAAAGCTTGTATAGGATCTCATATTGCTCAATCTATATCTACTCATGGTGTTCATGTTTGTCAGCTAGCAAGTGGTACATTATCAGTAGTGACAGGTGATGTAGCTCAATATTGTTGAGTTACTTGTCCTGTTCATGTAGTAATAGCTTCTTGTGTTCAAGTAGTTGGAATAGATGGTATTCATTTAGGAGTAATTTCTCATTCCTCAACCGTTATAAATTCAACATCTCAAGTCTGAGGATTCATCTTTGCTATTACTCAAGCTTGTGGTGTAGTAAATTGGAAGCTACTTTTATTTAGAGATGACTTAGCCTCTGCTAATGCTAGTTCATAAGAGAATTTTTTAGCCATTTGTGCATCTCAAGCTATAAGTGCTTGTTTTCTTGCTTCCTCAGCCCTCTCTATTTCATCAGCTATTAATTGATCTTGTCTTTCTATATCCTGTTGTCTGATTACATCTCCTCTTTGTATACCATACATTTGTCATAATAAATCAAGTCTTACATTGGCTTGATTAGCTTTGAATTCAAATTCTCATTTTAGTTGTTCGTTCTTATATTGATATGTAGAAAAATCCACATTCTCTTGTCTCTGTAATACGAATAGTTGGTCATCTATAGCGTCTAATTCTTGGTCAGCTATAGCTAACTGTTGAGATAGTGGTAAATTAGGATGTCTTTTTCTAATATTATCCATTACTTTTCTTTTCTCTACCTGTAATTCATCTATCTTAGCTGATGTATTAGTTAGACTAGATTGTATAGAATTTATCTCTGTGTTACCATTTTTAAACTCAGTATAATTATTAGCTAAATCTCATAATACAGAATTTACACTCTTTATATAGTCAGTATCTAAATTTTCTAGATTTGTCTGATTCTTCTTAGTTGTTGATTCAACTTTTTCTCATGCTATTACTTTTCATGTATCATTAATATTAGTTACTTTAGTTGATTGTTCCCATTCCTCTCTAGCCTGTATCATTTCAGCTGTAGGTTGTCATCCATTCATCTTAACTAATCTATCCCAAGTTTCTCATCATACACCTATTTCATTATTTTTAAATCCTTGTACATATGTATCTACAGGTGCTCATTTATATTTAGAGTATGTTTCATAAGCTTTAGTAGCTCTTATAGCTTCTGTATTATTAGGATCAATTTTTACATTAGGTCAAAATTGATCAAATAGATCTATTGCTTGATCTATGTTATCAGGTTGAAAAGTTAAAGTTCAATCTTTATTAACATCATATTGTATTCAATTAGCATTAGCAAATGATTCTTGTGCTGAGTCAGTTCTACCTATCTTTTTTCTTATAGGATTACCTCATTCATCTATAGTCCATTGGAATCTTTCTCAGTTAATCTCTCATACAAGAGTATCTCATACCTGTTCCGCTTCTGTTCAATATCTATTAGTAATTAATTCTGATAGTTCAGTAAAAGTTCATCCAGCATCTTTAAATCAAGCTATATCAGTGATAGGCTTTGGTTCTTCTGGTACTTCTTCTTCTACTGGTACTTCTGGTTCAGGTGTAGGTTCAACTGTTATTTGTGTAGGTTCTGTTTCAGGAGTTGGTACTTCTTCCTCTTTATCTTCGACTAATCTTCAAAATTTATCTCTAATACCTGTCTTCATTTCAAGATTAAATCTATCAGATGATTCTTGAGTGACTAGATTAGGGTCTCTAGGCTCAAGACTAGATTTCTTTAATTCACCTTGTTCTCCTTGAATTTGCTCTACTCTATCACTTCATATTATTTTACCTGTAACAGGATCTTTCTTTCAACTCGCTATTTCTTCAACATCTGAGATCTGATTACTCTCATTTATTTTCTTAACTTGATCTTCTGATAATCATGCCATACCTGTTTGACTAAAGGAATCAAATTTTTTATTGTCTTGTACTAGTACCATAATTGATATTTATTATGTATTAATTTTAGTATATATATTTTAGATTAAGTTTCAACACTTATTGCTTGGTTAAGCTGTGGGACATTCAATCAAGGTATATCTTCTACTATAACTGGGTCGGTCTTTATGTCCTGTATCCAGTCTGGTATATATTCTTCTTTTATACCATTAGCTTTATCTTCTTCTATATAAGGCATTAGTTTTTATTTATAGAGTAAGTTAGTTTAATTCCGTGAAAAAGAGGAGGTATATTATCTTGGTTATCATTATATATCTCTATTTTAAACTGTATATCTACAAATTCATCACTTAAGTTTCAACTACCGTTATTAGTTGTGATTTTATGTCTCTTTATAGTGTCTGTAGCATCATTAATATTTCTTATAAGTACCCAGCTTCAATTATCTATTCTTTTATATATCTTTATATAATTACTTCAACTAGTATAACTAGTAGTAGCTTTAACTCCAGTGATTTTGTTAATCAAATTAGGTGGTCATCTAAATATTTGTGTAACAAAGTATCAAGATTGAGCTGTTGTAAGATTATCAAGTTCTAATTTATCTACTCAGTATATAGAACCTTGTTTATATGAATAGTAGAGTGTATTAAGTCATTCAATATAAAATAGTCAATAGATATAATCTACATCTGTATTAGTATTATCTTCTGTTGTGATCTTATAAAATGCATCTGCTAATCATTCAATTAGTTTTCAGTATTTATATATTCAAGGTTGAGTATCATTTGCTATAAAATAAGTATCTTTTTTACCTATTGCTATAGTTCTATTATCCTCATCTCAAGTATTAAAGTTTAATTTACTTATATATTGAGAGTTATCTTCTAATCTTCTGCTTTGTCTACTATCTGATATTGGTACTAATTGATACCCAGACATTATATAAATATCTCATGACTCAGAAGTTACATAATCTATTCAAGCTCTCTGTTCTACTCTTCTTATATTTACTCCTAAATCCAAGTTAGCTGATATACTATTTGATACCCCATCCCATAATGAAAGATTACCATTATCGCTATAAACATAAAATTGAGTACCATGTACAGTTATTCATACTATATATTGTTTGAATAATGAAAAAATAGTCTCTACATCTCAAGTATCATATCTATATATTTTAGATCATATTCATATATAAGTAAAAGTGCCGTCTTGATACATAGGAGGAACACTGGGACTTGTAAGTGAAGTTTGTACGGATTCATTTACTCAAGTAGTGAAGTCAGAGTTTATCCTACCTATACTATAGGTATCAGTTGCTGTTTGTATAGCCATATAATACTTGCTACTAGGACTAAATATTACATTATGAATATCATCTGTACTAGGTAATGTATAAAAAGGTGTATTATCTACACTATCTCATCTATAGACTACTCATCAGTCTCAATACATAAATAAGTTAGTAATAACTCATGAAACACTTCTATTATAAATACCTCTGATTATATTAGTTGAAGTTAATACTTGTTTAGTTGGTTTAGGTCATAGAGTTATACCGTAACCTGTTCTATTTCAGTCTAGATTCTCAGATTCTACAATACCCCAAGACTGAGATATTATATCATCTTCTTGGAGTCATGGATAAAATGTATTTAATTCTATATTAGGCATATTAAGTTAAATCAAGAATATAAGCATCTGACTTTACAGTCATCTCATTAGGATAATTAAGAAAATGCGGTCAAGTAGCTCTATTTTTAAATTTATTTACTGCTAAATCTCTCTTTCTCTCGTATTCCTTGATTTCGAAACTAGCCTCGTCTTTTCTTCATTCTGATCTATGTATATATGGTAATAATCATTGAACTAATACATCGTGTAAGTATAAAGGAATTCATATATTAGGTTCAGTAGTTAGAATAGTATAATCTACTATACTTTTAATACCTTTTAATTCTATACCATTAGCTATAGCTCAATCTATAGGGGCAGGAGCTACAAATATAGACTGATCAGCTATATAGTATATAGGTTGTTCTTTATTTTGATTATTAGTGTAATAATTCCATGGATTAGGTAACCCAGCAGGATTTATTTCTTTAGCTCTTATATATTTTAGAGATCAATCATCATACGTATCTCAATCATAATTAATATTAATAGATGAGATTTTTAGATTTCATTCTGTATCACTAGCCGCTTCAGGTATTACATACTCAGTTTGTCATACTACTGAATTAGTGGTCCATATATCCCAGTTCCAATCCTCTCATGCTCAAGTTATTAGATACGAAAATAAATCATTCTTAACTTGATTAAGGAATGGTAATAATCTTGTATTATTATAATCTGTATCATTAGTATTAGTTAGTTCTCTAGCCATCGTAAATATAGCTGGTGCATCCATATTAATATAATTAAGAAACAAGAAGAAACCACCCACAAAAGTGAGTAGTTTTATTCCTATTTAGAAGCTTTAACTTCTTTAGGACCTTTTAGAGTCTTCACTTCATCAGCAGTAAACTCTCTACCAGATACATGTTTATGTAGTTTAGAATCTAGATTAGATGATTCTATTTTAGTCTTTTTAGGAAGACCATCCTTATTTGTAACCATAACATTTATTTTCATAATGTGCGTATTATAAATATAATATCTTGTTATTTAACAAGAAGAAACCTACCTCTTTAAAGAGATAAGCTCTATTCTTGTCTAACTGTCAGCTTCAGCAGCCTGAGCAACAAGTTGTAATCTATACATTCTTTCTCTTCATTCTTTGAAAGTTTTAAGACCATATCTAGCCCATGTAAAGAAATTTTTACCAAGTTGTAATGGTTTATCTTTGATAACAAAGTTTATACCTTTTTGTATAGACATTGTTATAGCTCATTTTTCCATTATAACATTGTTTATAATAACTGCATCCCAGTTATCCGCAACAACAGTCATACTAGAAGAAACAGCTCTATAACCTCTAAGAGAAGTTAAAGTCATAGAAGTAGTATTGTCAGTAGCAGTTAATCCAAATAGTTTTCTTCTTCTGTCTTCAACAGATACCTCTATATAAGTAGAAGCCCCAGGAGTACCAGTACCATTAATTGCGTTTACTAAGTTATCTAATGTAGTAGCCGCAGTACCAGATAAATCAACATCACCAGGAGCAGAAGGAGCAGCAACAAATGTAAATACTACACCGTTAACAGTTACTGTATCGTTAGCAGTTGGTTCAGTGCTAAAATCTAATGCAGTAGTAGCAGTTAATAGAGTAGATTGTACAACAGAAGTACCAGCGAAACTTCTACCAATAAACCCTCTTCTATATGCAATATCAGCTTCGCTAAAGGTATTTCACAGTGCAGAGTCACCGATAGTAGCAAGAGAATGTGGATCTATTACAGATACTAATTTTGAATTATCAACACCATTATTTACTAGTGAAGCAACAGCGTTTGTATATGTTCAAACAGTATTTTGAGAAGCACCAGCAATTAAAGTAATAGGAGAACTATTAGTTTGATCAGCATTTAATACTTCATTGTAAAAATTACCATCCATATCTTCTCTTATTTGTTGAGCAGCCTTTACAGCTAAATCATCAAGTAAGTTCCAGCTTATCTCTAGTAATTCTATTTCATCAATTCCATAAGGAACTAATGGAGTTTCATTTATTGTAAGTGTTTCATCTTCAGTGTTTGAATCAGTTACAACTACATCTGTATTCTTAGTATAAGAAGTAAGAGTGTTGAAATCAATTCTAGGTTCATGCCAAGTTACCCCATGTGGCATGTCAACCATTCTAGCAAGAGATAAAGCAGTAGTTTTAAAAAATAACTCTGCTTGTACTCTCCTAGAGTAATGTCTTTGTGTTAAGGAATCTAATACATTAGCCATAATATCAGTTTTAGATAGTAAAATAATTTTACTACCACACTATACCTAATTAAACGGAATTACTGTTTTCTTTTGAGCATTAGCCCAAGTATCATATTGTTCAGCTGACAACTTCATTGTTCAAGCTTCTTCATGAGTTAATTCAGTTAGTTTCTTTTTCTTTGGAGCATTCACACTTTTTGTATTAAACATTTTGTATGATTGCGATTCTTCAGGTAATTGTGCTTTAGCGTATGCAAAAGCTTTTTCAAAAGAAATTCAAGGGTATTCATCAAGAGCTTCTTTTATTTGGTTTTTAATCTCTCATGCTCAAGGAGTATCAGTGATAAATTCCAAGAAATCAACTCTATCATAGTCAGTAGTTGAGTCATCAACTGAATCATCTTCTACTTCATCGGGCTTTTCACTTAATTTAGATTCAAGCTCAGCAATTCTCCTATCTTTTTCTTTATTTAAATCAGATAACTTTTTAAAGTTAGATTTATTCTTTTTTTGCATATCTGAGGTTGTAGTTTCCTCTCTACTTGATTCAGATTTATCATCAGAGGCAGTAGTATCCTCACTAGGTATTTCAATTGTATCTTGACTTGGCTCGTTTTGAGTTGGGTCTTGAGTAATATCAATATCTAGTACTTGTTTATCAGACATATATTAAATATGTTAATTGTAAGGCTCACTTAAGAGCTTAAGCATAAAGCTTAATTCCAGTTGTCAAGAATTACTTGATAACTGAGTTAGGTTTTATACTGATTGGTCCTCTGGACTCTCATATATATCATATTTATCCTTCAAAGACATCTCTTCTCAAGGATTCATTACTCATATTACGAATATATGGAAATCTTTTTCATGTAACATTTTCCATTTACACATATCATCTTCTGTAAAAACAGCAACATCTTTTGAGATCCCAAAATTATTAGTTACAGCATTCATATATTGAGATTTGATATTATCAGCTTGTTCTTGTAATAATTTTCTCAATAATACAGCTCATTCACTTTCTCATTTTATATCTTCTATCTTAGACAAAAATATTTTTCTTTTTTGTATTTGTAAGGCATTTTCACTATATGTAGCTTCATTAGAAAGATATTCTTCTGTATTATACTTAGCCTCAAATTTATTATAAGCATTTTCAAAGACATTTGAATACTTTTTTAATATATTTTGATATTCTGGTGATTTTATATATTTAATCACTTCTAATTGTTGTTCTTTATCCATATTTATTGGTTAGATTGTAAAAGTTGTTGGTTTTCATTAGCAATTGTACTCATTGCTTGTGAAGCTATATTATTAGATACTGATTCGTTTTCTCATTCTTGTGGTAGTGGCTTTCATTTAACTTTATATAATCTCATTAGACTATATCTATATAGATCTACATTTGGTCAAGGTCTAGCCGCTTTAATGGCACTTAAATGAGTCATTGGGTCGTAATCTTGTCTCACTTGTACATTAATTCAAGCATTAAGGGAACTTACATTAATTATAGCCTCTATTTCATCTGGAGTATAATCAATTATTCTTTCTGCTTTCTCTTCATCTAATCATAGAGTTTGAAAATAGTCTCTATATAAGAATTTCTGTGCTGATTCACTTAGATTTAGGTTTTGAATTAATCATATAGCGGTTCAATATGCTAATCTTAGTTTATTTTCTTTCTTTTCTTTTTCAATAACTGTAACTATCTTGATTCTTACATTATCTCATAGAGCAAAGTCTTTTTTTGATAAATCTCTAGGAACTACCCCATAAGAAGTAATAACATTAACTCTTTTCTTGTCTTTTGTAGTTAGATTTTCTCTTAGTCAGTTTATATATAGGTTAAGTAATTGTTTTTCTCCCCATGCTTCTATCTTAGCATTTAATGCTAGGTTAACATCTGTTGCATCTTGGATCAATTCATTAGTTCAAACTCATTCTCTTCTTTCTGGGCTACTACCTTTTTGTATTCTACCTATAGAAACAGCTGATTCAACTGTTGCATCTAAACTCTGATCTATAATAAATGAATTATCCGCTCTAAAATCTTTTTGTAAAGGTCTTAAACCATTATCAAGACTCTCTCACTCTAGAGGATTAGCATCTATAATTTTATTAAATCAGAATTCTAAATCAGTAGCATTAGGGATGATTCTTTTATTCCTAAGATACATAGGGTAGAGTTCAGCTTTACTCTTATCTAGTCTTAAATTAGCTATTTCTGCTTTAACTCTTTGAGTATCTCAAGTGATTTGAGTAACTCTCATACCTGTAGGAGTGCCATCTGGTCTCCAGTAAGAGAATGCAAAAGGCATAGAATCTAATAAATATATTTTTAGTATTAAACCGTTAGAGTTTCAAGTTATAACTAAAGCTAGTTGTGAACCTCTATCTCATCTGAAAGTAGTTGCATGATAGTATACTTTATAGGATGGATTATAAGATTCTTGTGACTCATTATAAAATTGTGTATTTATTCATACATTTTGTTGATCTGTTATTTTAGGATCTTGAATTCTAGTTGTGTTTCTATCTTCTATTTGTAATTCATCATCCCATAAACCCCACTCATTTAATTCATTCCTATATACATCTCTATTAAATCAAGCAAAACTATATCTTCCTATAGGATAGTCCCCCTCTGGGTCAAATGTCATATTTCTAGGGTCTACATATTGAAAAGTTGACTTCTTTGTTTTTCAATCCCATCAATTCCTTACAGTTATACCAACTCAAAATAAATACTTATGAAAATCTCTCCAATATTTAACTATTTCCATATCATCTGAACTAAAATCTTCTTCTAGTGCATTATTTAAGTTTTTTATTTTATTATCCTCTCAAATATCACTTGATTCAAATACTGATTCTGGTCTAGTTATATAACTCCTTGCCATTAGAGCGGAATGTGTTGAAAAAACGGTCCAATCTCATATCTTTTCTTTTTTTGATTGTCTTTTTGTTGATCTATATAGTTTATAATCTGCTTCTAGATCTTGTTTAATATTAACCATAGCTGAATCTCATCTATCGTACTCATCTCTTACTTGTAAAAGTATATCATCTTCAGAGAGACCAGTCTTTTTAATTAAATCCTGTAACATGTGATATATATTAATAGTTATTTGTTAACATAATATTTATTATGTGATTCGTGTCAAGCTAATAAATATCAAAGTCTGGTTCAAAATCTGTTTTTACTTTGGTTCATTCCACTTCATCTATAAGAGATTGGATAAAGGAAGCATTATTTTCTTCTTTATTAGTTTCTTTTAGGTCTACTTCATCTAAGGTTCAGTCATGATGGTTCTTAATAATCCACCACATACGGAAACTAATCATATCAGCTAGATCTGGTGACCTACCTAGTCTCTCTTTTAATTCTTTTTTACCTTCTAATTTAATTTTAGAATCATTATCTATATCTACTTGTCTAATAAACAACAGTTCTTCTATTATATCTTCTTTTAATTGTCATTCAGCATCTATCGTTATACTTCAATCTTGCACATATTTTTGTAAGTAGAAGAAAGCTTGTGTTTTTAAATTTTGGTAGTTTCTCTTTTTATAAGACAATAGTTTAGCTGAATATGGTTGTAAAGGGCTGGCATTTGCGATAAAACCCTTACATCATAGCATATCTACTAATCACCCTCATACTCACACTTCATCTACTATAACATTATCAATAGAAATACTATACTTATCAATAATTTTTTCTATAAATTCTTTTTGAGATACTAGATTATCTTTAGCTATTCTATCTATCTTAATAAGATGTAATCACTTCCGAAGTCAAATTTCAGTAGCATCTTTACCTTGTCTTGCTGCATCTATTGTTAGATAATAAGATCACTCTCATGTCTTTTTTCTAAACATATCAGACACCTCATCTATATTGAATAAAAGTCAAGGATCATCTGAGTAGTCAAAATTACCATATAGTAGTCTTTCTCTACTAATTTTATCAAGATTCTTAAGATTATCTATATAAGAAGGAGGTAAGAATGGGTTATCAGTAGGTAGAGATTGTATAAATTGTCTATATTTCTCTAGACTACCATTTCTCCATGGTTTATAGAAGTCTGTATAGATAAAGTTTCTTCAGGGGTTACAAGACATGAAATTTTTAGGTTTTTCTTGTTTCCATAATACCACTGAATATTCTGAAAGTTGTTCATTATGATGAATTACTCAGTGTCTAGGTCTTGTTTTGGTTCATTCTGACAGCCATTTTTCACATTCTTCTCTAGTTTTGGCTCTATATTGTTCAGGTCATAAGAGATTACGGATACGGGAATTAATAATTTGTCTAGCTTTATCGTCTATTTCTTGTGCTTCATCTATAAACACTCATGTAAATTCCATAGATCATAGTCTATCGAATTCAGGATCACTAGGATTGTAGTTTAAATCCATTAATACTACTTTAGAACCGTTTTTAAAAGTCATTACACCTTTTTGATCATCATATTTATATGATTTATCAGTAAATCAGAGTTCTGTCAAGACTTGTCTAAAGGTAACTAGTGTAGAGAGTTTAATTTTCTTAAGTTCAGACCTTCATATACACCAAGTAGATCATGGTTTACTGGCAATTTCAGTAGCTAACCAAAAAGAACCTAACTTAGATTTACCTCATCAGGCTCAACCTCAGTAAACTATTTCAGTTGTTATATCATCAGTTAGATACTTCCATGCTTCTGCTTGTCTTTTAAATAAACGCATTAATTATATCTATTATGTAATTTAAAATAATCTAAGTGTCAGAATTCTTTTTTAAACCATTCTTTAAAATGATCTGGAGTAGTTTTATAGTCCCATAATCAATTTACTTTATATTCTTTTCAGTCTCTTATATATCTACCATCATTTCATTCATCCCTTACAAAGTATTCGCAATAATTCATAGCTTGATCTAGTTCGGCTAGAAAAGGCTCGTTAGCTTTTCTCTTAAGTCTAGTCATTTATCTAGTACTTTTTGTTTAATTGTTTCTGGTATCATAGTTATAAAGTTATATTATTAAAGTATCTAAATTTATCTAAATTTTCTTTTGTTAATGATTTAGGAGTGAATCTATATCAACAAGAACACTGTCTCATTTGTATTACATCAACAACGGGGTTATTAGTTCTATCACAGAAGTTTCAATCTGCGTCTATTTCCACTCATTGTCACCAAGTATCAGGGGATTTACATATTTGACACATATTATGATGTTTAATAAAGGCTTGTTCTAGTTTAGTTATCATAGTTAATTAGTTATAAAGTATATTAATATTAAATCTCTGTAAGTCTTCACTGAACATCTCAATTAATTCTTGAGGAGGGTTAGCTTGCTGAGTACCTAATAAAGGCGAGGCATACCATACATTCTCTATCTCCTTTAACAATCATAACTCAACTAAGGGTTTTCTACTCTTACTAAGCTTACTAAAACTATAATCATAGTCACTCTTAAATTTATGGAAATTAACTATATTATCCATATCTATATAAGGAGTAAATTTAGTTATAAATGCAATATCTGTATCTCTTAACTTATTATTAATCTCTAAATTAAGTTTCCTATCTATCCATCTCTTCATAAATTTCTTATTATTAGTAAGTTTAAATTTATACTTTACATTATCTATCTCAGTATCCACAACTTCTCATCATCCATCCATCAACAATAACTCTCAATTCAATATCATCTTCTCCTGCTGTTTTGTTAATTTTCTTTTGACAAGTCGCGTTATATTCATATCATACATACAATATAGGATTAAGTGAACAGCTTAGTCCTATTTTATTTATGTTTCCAATATTAGCAAATCTTTTTCCTTTTATTAACAAATCTTTTTCCAATAAAAGAAACATGTAAAATCATTAACTCTTACCTTAACAATCAATAAAACTAACTACTAACATAGAGTTTCACCTCTATCTATCTTTTATATTACTTTGTTAATTCCTTATAAATTCTAGTGAAATGGAATGGAACGAATAACAGTAATACTAGATAAAATGATAATATGTGAGATTAAATCTGAAAATTGAGAAAAATTTGGAGATGGTATAGATGTATATATTAGCCTACCCCTTTGTTAAATTACCCCATACCGGGTCCCTCTATCTAATAACTCCCTTATTCAATCAATACAGCTCATAAATACACAATAATCACCCTAAAACATCGTCTTAGAGTGATTTAAATTCCTTTTAGGATACAATATACCTTAGAAGTATTATTAATCATAGCACATAAGCATAGTTATGTGAACTATTTATTATTAATTACTTGTATATTTATCTGTGATGGCATACCAGAGCCGTTATTAGTGTCTACTCATTCAATTAAACCATTAATCTTTTGAGATTTTAAAGCTAAATCAATAAATTTTTCAAGGTTTTCCTCGTTTAAATTATCCATTTTAGCGACTTTTTTCGCGAACATTTTACTAATTCTATTAATAGCAAACCTATTATTCATCAAAGTATCTTGATAATCGTTCGCATTGTCCCTTATTTCTTTATTCAGCTCTCTGCTTATGACACTTTTCTTTATTCAGGTTTCACTTTCTACCTCTCTGATTGATTTATCTGACGTCATATACATGGTCATAGCTTCTTTTTTCTTATTGATATATTCTGGATTTTGGGCTATTTGTCTAGGATGAGTTTTAGCTTCTATCATAATACTTAGTTAGTGATAATACACATATATTACACAAAGATAACAAAAAAAGCAAGTTTTAGTTTACTTGCTTAAATTCTAACACATATAGAAACATCTTACTATACTTTGTCTTTCATCCTCTAATTACTGTAAAATCTTTAAAGTTTTCATTCATAACTTTCAAAAACTCTCTATAGTTTAATTTAGTTTGAATATCTAATCTTTGATCTTCAGTATTATAAGGATTAAGAAGCTCGTATCATATTCACAAGCTCCTTAGTTTTTTTAAATTATCCATTTATATGACTGTTAGCGTATCTAGTAGCTCAAGCCAATGTTTTAAAATCCTTTCAACCAGTTACTTGATCTTTATTAATCATCTTAGTTACTCTATGATAACCAAATTCATCTTTTTGAATTCTAGCATTTCTATTCCCTTTATTTAACATCTTTATTGTTTCCATGTGTATATAATTAATTATTAAAATGGTAAATCTTATATAGCAACTAAAGTACATTCTCCACAACAATTCCAAACACTTATTTTATTATTATGTATTTCAAATCTATCTCTTGATCCTCATACTAACCATAATCATTCTATTCCCCAAGTATATTTCTTATCAAAGTCTACTGATTCTACTTTATGTAATGCTTTGTCTCTCTCATTTTTTTTATTACACTAAAATATATTTATATTGATGTAATAACTTGTTTATATAATCAAACAAACTGTCATTGATAATTTGTTCTCAGTCTTCATCTATTTCTCAAAATCTGACATTGTCATAAAAATAGAAACTTGTAAACTCTTTTTCTTCATTTACATCAAAAGAAATCCCCATAAAGTCTTCAGTTATAAATCATCATTCTGTTTTTGGATTTACTTTTTCTTTTACAGAAAAAGTAAAATTGGTATATTCTATTCACATATGAGTATGTGAGTCTTTACTTATAATTAAAGTTCTTTTTTCTCAAAAAAAATCTACTTCTTCTTTTTTTAATATATTTTCCATAATTTAAATAATTATTAATATAATGTTTTTTATATTAAGCTCCGTTGGTACGGTTTACTTTAGATTTATTTAGCTATAAGCTGTTAAGTGATTTGTATCTCTTAAGCTTGAATACATTATATCAAATTAATTATGGAATGCAAATTTATATTCCACTATTCTTTAATCTTTCCCTATACCTTAGCTTAGCAATAGCATTGTTAAGCCTTTTTCTCTCTTTTTGCTTTTCTTTAATTTCTCTTGCTATTTCTTCTCTTTGTTGCATAAGTTGTTCTAATTTTGTGATCATATTATTTAAATTTCAAATTAAAATATATTATTATTGTTAATCCTATACACCAATATACACTAGTGCATAGTAATCAGAACATTCTACTACTTCAATTAAATTGTTAGTTCTTCCATACATTTTCTAGCTATTAATCTTCTAGCTCATTTAGTTGGCATCTTGACTCATTTATATATTCAGACTTTAAATAAAGCGTCATTCATATTCTGTTGTATTTCTTTATCTGTATATTGCCTTTTCATAGTTTAATTAAAGTTATATGTTATTATAAATTAAAATAATATACATTTCTTAGGTCTTTTTTCAACTTCTGTATCTCATCTCTTTGACTTCAAAGAGTCATTCTTTGTTTACTTTGTATCTAAATATTATATCCTTATAATATTTAGATATTTCATCTTCTCATTCCACAATTCTTTTTTCAATACATAAGTATCATTCTTCGTTTATATACATAGTTTAATGAATTCAAAATAAAATATTATATTGTTCTCTTAATTCACTTAGTGCTTGGGCTGCTTTTTTTTCTGAGGAGTAGTATATTTCTCATAATCTCTTTTTTTCTTGTTCATCTATATATAAATCCCAGTTATCTCATTCATAACTATATCAATATCATATATACCATTGCTCAGTTAGTACATTCATATCATTCTTATATTTCCATCTTTTAATTTTAGCTATTGCTTTTCTTTTCTTTAATTCTTGTTCTGCTTCTTTCTGACTCATAAAAGCATTTCAGATATTTAATAAATCTTGGTCAACATAATTACCATATCTATTTTGTATAAATTCCCCACTAGAAGCTATATAATAATACTTATCCCCCTCTTTTAAATCATATATTGATCCAGCTTCTTCTATCTTTTCAAAATAATCAGTGTTATCTATACCTATAAGTTCTGCTAATATATGTTCTTTCTTAATCAGTTCCTCTTCTTGTCATAAATAAGGTAATTTATGAGGATACTCGAACTCAGTTCATGCATTAGCTCAGTTTATGTCTTTCTTTAATTTATATTTCATTTGTATTGTTATAAGTGGTTAAATATATAAATGAAACTAGTAACTGACGCTTTGCTAATCTTATTGTTAGTAGCTCCATACATATTTTTCATCAGTTTCAATTGCTCTAATATTTGTTTTCATTCTTTCTCTTTATTATATAATTAAATTAATTATTTTCTTCTTGTATAACCTTTTTTGCTCAAACAAACAAAGCTATCAACATATCACAATCTTCTTGTGTAGCAACTTCCACAAAATTAGGTCATCATAATTTTGATAAAATAAATTTCATAGTCGC